TTTCCTTATTTAAAAGAAAATAATATTACACAAATATTACATTTAGGAGATTACTATGAGCATAGAAAGTTTGTTAATTTTAAAGCGCTCAATGCTAATCGTAAACACTTTCTGGAACCGATGCGTGATTCTGGTATTACTATGGATATTATACCCGGAAATCATGATGTATATTTCAAGAACACTAACGAGCTCTGTTCTCTCAAAGAACTTCTCGGATATTTTACATCAAACGTTAATATCATTATGGAACCAACTGTATTGGATTATGCTGGACTTGGAGTTGCTGTTATTCCCTGGATAAACAATGCTAACTATGAACAATATACAAAGTGGGCTATGAACTGCAAAGCTCCTATACTTGGTGCACATTTAGAATTAAAAGGTTTTGATATGATGGCAGGAATGCCAAACCCACATGGAATGAGTGCAGACGTATTCTCTAGATTCGAAATGGTTTTATCTGGGCATTTTCATACTAAATCAAGTCAAGGTAATGTACACTATTTAGGTGCACAAATGGAAATGACTTGGGCAGATGTAGACGATCCAAAATATTTTCATATATTAGATACTGAAACAAGAGAAATAGAATCAGTTAGAAATCCAATTACTATGTTTAAAAAGATAGTATATGATGATAGTAAAGTAGATTATAATGATATAGATGTTAGTGAATACGAAAGACATTTCTTAAAATTAATCGTTATAAATAAAAATGACTTATACATGTTCGATAAGTTCGTGGATAAATTAAATAGCATTGAAACATACGAATTAAAGATTGCAGAATCTTTTGAAGAGTATCTGGGAGACAGCGTTGAAGACGAGAAAATATCCCTAGAAGATACAACACAACTTCTAGATTCTTATGTCGATGCAGTAGAAACCGATCTAGATAAAGATCACATAAAAGTTGAATTGAGGAAACTATATACTGAAGCACAGAATCTGGAAATATTATGATACATTTTAAATCATGTGAGTGGCAGAATTTTCTGTCTACTGGAAATGACCCTATAAAAATACAATTAGATAAATCACCAACAACATTAATAGTTGGACAAAATGGTGCAGGTAAATCTACATTATTAGATGCAATGTCTTTTGCACTCTTTAATAAACCACATAGAGATATTAATAAAGCACAATTAATTAATTCTATTAATCAAAAGAAGACTGAGGTTACGGTTGAGTTTGAAATAACTAATCAGCACTTTAAAATAGTTAGAGGAATTAAACCTGCTAAATTTGAAATATGGCAAAATGGTAATATGATAAACCAAGCATCTAATGCGAGAGATTATCAAAAGTTCTTAGAACAAAATATACTTAAATTAAATCATAAGTCTTTTCACCAAGTAGTTGTATTAGGATCTAGTTCTTTTATTCCTTTTATGCAATTACCTGCTTGGTCCCGTAGGTCTGTAATAGAAGATCTTTTGGATATTAATATATTCTCTAAGATGAATACATTATTAAAAGAACGTAATACAAAGATAAGAGATGAGTTAGTTGATATTAGTCATCAGATAGAATTACTTAAAACTAAAATAACAGGACAAAGTAAATATATAAAAGATCTAGAATCTTTAAACCAAGACCAAATAGATAAGAAAAGAGATTCTATTCGAGTACATAAGAAAACAATTAAAGATGCATTTGAAGAATCTAAGGAGTTAGGTAAGAACTTAGAAACATTATTAAAAGATCAGCAAAAGAAACAAAACGAAAACCTGAAACAAACATCAGAACTAAAATCGTTAGATCTAAACTATAACCAAAAAATAAAAGACTTAGTCGAACAAGCACGTTTCTATGAAGAGAACGATCATTGCCCAACATGTGATCAAGATGTAGGACCAGAATTAAAAACAAAGAAGATACAATTAATTCAAAATACTGCAAAAGGTGTACAACAAGAAAAAGCTGGATTAGAAAAAGAGATAGGAAATCTAAAGCAAGAGTTACAAGATACAGCTAATAAACTAAATATGTTGCAACAAAAGCAAACAAAGATTAATTCAAACAATGAAAGAATATCTGTAATACAAAAAGAAATAGATAAGATACAAAAAGAAATAAACCAATTAAATAGTCAAACAGGTGATACTGGTACTGCTAGAAAAGATTTAAAAGAATTCCGTAAGTCTAAAGAAACACAGACAGAAAAGAAATTAGAGTATGTAGAAGAAAGAACATACAATGAAGTTATTGGGGAAATGCTAAAAGATACAGGTATTAAAACTAAAGTAATTAAACAATACTTACCTGTTATGAATAGATTAATTAATCAGTATCTACAAATATTAGATTTCTTTGTAGCTTTTCATTTAGATGAAAACTTTAATGAAACAATTAGATCTCGCCATAGAGATAGCTTTAATTATGCATCGTTTTCTGAAGGAGAAAAACAAAGAATAGATTTAAGTCTCCTCTTTACATGGCGACAAATAGCTAAGTTAAAAAACAGTGCAGCAACAAATCTCTTAATACTCGACGAGACATTTGATAGTTCTCTGGACCATGATGGAGTAGAAAGCTTAACTAAGATCTTAGATACACTAGATTCAGATTCGAATACCTTTATTATTTCACATAAAGGCGATGTACTAGAAAACAAATTTAGGTCCAAAATAGAGTTTTTTAAATCTAAAAACTTCTCTAAAATTAGATAAATACTATATACTTATGTGAACTTTACGTGAACTTTCAATTTAGGGGGTTCTCAAAGAACTAAAAATACGGTATAATACACACTATAAATTAAAAAAATAAGGAGTTTTAATGCATCACAGTTCAATATTACCAAAGCTATTAGCTAAGGAAAACATTACTATTCAGCATGGTAACTATCATACTGCATGGTTCGATGTAAAAGATCGTGTACTTGGTTTACCTTTATGGAAAGATATGGGTAAAGATGTTTATGACTTATTAGTTGGTCACGAAGTTTCTCACGCATTACATACACCATTCGAAGGTTGGCACGATAGCCCAGAAAAATTAGAAGGTGCTCCAAGATCTTATCTTAACGTATGTGAAGATGCTCGTATAGAAAGATTTATTCAAAACATATATCCAGGACTAGTTGGTCCTATGGCTCGTGGATATAAGGTTCTAAAAGCAGAAGGTTTCTTTGGTGATGTAGATTCTATGGATTGGAAAGATATTAAGCTTATCGATAAAATAAATATTAAAACTAAATTAGGTCATTTAGCAGAAGTTCCTTTTACACCAGAAGAAGAAGTATTTCTTAAAAGATCTTTAACAACAGAAACGTTCGATGAAGTTGTACAATTAGCAAAAGACATATTAGCTTTTACAAAAGAAAATCAGCCAGAATTATTACAACCACAAGGTGAACCACCAAAAGATACACCGCAAGTTAACGAAGACCAAGAAGATTTACCTCAGGGTCACGACGATATGGAATTAGAACCTGGTGAAGAACAAGAAGAACAATTTGATTCTGAAGAAGAAACTAAATCAGAAGATGAAAAAGCAGAAGACGAAGCATTTAAAGAAGATATGGCAGGCGATTCAGAAGAAGAAGATGATTCTTTAGAAGGTGATTCAGAAAATGCTGAACTATCTAACGAACCTGAATATCAAGAAGATGTTTCAATGACAGACGAATGTCACCGTAGATCAGAAGAAAGACTTTTAGATAAAGAAGAAGATGGTAACCAAAAAACTTTTATTAACAAATTAAGAAAAGATCATTTAGAAGCTGCTGTTATAGATTATAAAACTCTACAAGAAGAAAGAAAAGAATACGGTCGAAATGCAGATGCTGAAAAATACGCTGGATTTAAAGCTTACTTAAAAAATTCTAAAAAAGCTGTTAATTTTGCTGTTAAAGAATTCGAACAAAGAAAAGCTGCTTTCCAATACACAAGAGCAACAACTGCTAAAACAGGTAGATTAGATGTTAACAAACTCTGGTCTTATAAAACTTCAGAAGATATATTTTCTCAAGTAACAAGATTAGCAGATGCTAAAAACCATGGTATGATATTCCTTATCGACTATTCTGGTTCTATGCATCAATCAATGCCTTATGTTATGGATCAGGTCCTTCACTTAGTTTTATTCTGTAAAGCAGTTAATATACCTTTTGACGTTTATGGATTTACTAGCACTAATCCAAGATTTAAAAGATATCACGATGAAGAAACAAATTCTTTACGTCAGCATAACGATGGTGATATGCACATAGATGGATTATCTATGCCATTAGTTTGTTCTTCTTCTCTTAAGAAAAAAGACTTCGAAGATTCTCTTCGTCACATGTATGGCAGAAAAAAATCTAAAGATTACTGGCACTATGAGTCACTTTGTCCATACGAAGAATATGGTTCAACACCTCTTAACCAAGCATTAATTGTTTCTCATTATTTAATAAAAGCTTTTAAAGCTAAGCACCAAGTTCAGAAAATGAATTTTGTTGCTTTCACAGATGGTGATAGTAATGGATTATCTGTTATTCAATCTAAGAAAATGGAAGATAAAAAATTAGATACATCAAACCATTACAACGGTGGATACAAAATATTAATCGATGGTAAAATTTGTGAAACAAAAAGCAGATATAATTCGACTAAAGCTTTACTTCAAAATATTAGAAAAAGATATAATACTAAAACAATTGGTTTCTTTATGGCAGATAATAATCAGCACTGGAGAGATAGAATATGGCGTTTAAAAGAAGAAGTTACTTCTGAAGATGAACACATATACTCAGATGAATTTAAAAAAGAATGTTCAGCAGAATACAGAAAAAACAAATGTGTTTCTAAACAAAACGTATTTGGTTACGACCAATATTATTTGCTAAAAGGTGGTAAAACACTACAGGCAGAAAACGAAGAATTCGAAACTTTCGGAACTGAAACCGATAGCCAACTAAGGGCAGCTTTTAAAAAGCATTCCAAAGGTAAAAAACTAAATAAAGTCTTAATGACTTCATTCGGTAAGGAGGTCGCATAGTTCACAAAAAGTTCACGAAAAGGGGGTTTACAACCCTATTGAAACGTGGTATAATACCCACTATATATTAAAAAATAAGGAGTTAAATATATTATGAAAGAAATGAAAAAATCAACCCAAATTATCTTAGAAGAACTATCTAAGAAATTTCCTGGTCAAACAGATTTTAGAAGAGCAATTATCGAAGATGTTGCTAAATCGTTTGGCTATACTCAAAAGGATTTTTATCCTTTACTAACCCCAGCTAATAGAGTTAAAATTGGTACTTACTCATTAGATGGATTATTACCTGAACCAGTTCCAACTGCTTCGGATCCAGTTCCTGCATCAGCAGTTCAACTAGCTTCCTCAGTTACTTCTGTTGGTAATGACGAAAGAACATTTGCAAAAGCAGATCCAACATTCGTCGCATGGGGTCCTTATACGGATATATTAAAAATCGTAAAATCAGAAATGTTTTATCCTACATATATTTCAGGTCTTTCTGGAAATGGTAAAACCTTTATGGTTGAACAAGCTTGTGCAAAAGCAGGCAGAGAATTTATTAGGGTTCAAATTAACCCTGAAACCGACGAAGATGATTTGCTTGGTGGATTTAGACTTATAAACGGCGAAACCGTTTTCTGTAAAGGTCCAGTACTAAAAGCCATGGAAAATGGTGCAGTACTTCTACTCGATGAAATCGATAGAGCTACAAACAAGATTATGTGTCTTCAAGGTGTGCTAGAAGGTAAACCAGTTCTTGTTAAGAAAACTGGTGAAACAATAGAACCTGCAAAAGGTTTTAATGTTATCGCAACTGCTAACACGAAAGGTAAAGGTTCCGAAGATGGAAGATTTACAGCAGCTTCTATAATCGATGAAGCTTTCTTAGAAAGATTTACTATCTCTATCGATCAACAATTTCCTTCTTTATCAATCGAAAAGAAAATCCTTACTAAACATATGGATAAGTTTGATGTCGAAGATAACGAATTTGTAGATAGATTGGTTACATGGGCAGATATCATCCGTAAAACTTTTTACGACGATGGTGTTGATGAAGTTATTTCTACACGTAGACTTTGTCACATAGCACAAACATTTTCTATCTTTAACGATAGAATGAAAGCTATTGATCTTTGTACTGCTAGATTCGATGAAGATACAAAAGAAGCTTTCTTAGATCTTTACACGAAAGTTGATTCAGGAGCTATTACAGAGGATACTCCTGACGTATCTGGAGAACACGATGAAGTTACTATATTGGAGGAAGATGATGACTAAGACAAGAACAATCAAACAAATTGTAAAAAAAAGATTATATGATTCAAAGTACCGAGCTAAGCAAAAAAAATTACTGCATAACATTACTTGGGCAGATGTATCGACTCTATATAAGCAAAGTGGTGGAAGATGTCCTTTGTCTGGCGTAGAATTTTCTATGGAGTCTTATAGTCCAAATGCTCCTTCACTAGACCAAATAAAACCGGGTAAAGGTTATACGAAAGGAAATGTCTGGTTTATTGCTAAGTGGGTTAATACAGCTAAAAGCGATATGGACCTAGAAATATTTTCATCTAATGTAGAAACATTAAGTAAAAACATGAGGAGAATTAATGGATAAAATAGATTATAAATTTAGCGAAGGAGCTCTTATTAAAGAGCTTCAATCGTATATCGATAAAACATACGATGGGCATTATTCTAAAAACAAATTCCAATCAACAGAATTTATATCTGACTGCGGTCATGGTATTGGTTTTGCAATTGGTAATATTCTTAAATACGCCCAAAGATATGGCAAGAAAGGTACACATGAGGATTATAGAAAAGATC